TTAGTTGCCATCGGAAACCACCACCTTCAGGACGGCATTGCGATCCAGACCGACCGTTCTGACCCAAAACTCGCCCGGCTCTTCGCTGCTGAGCGTCATTTCCATCTTCCCCTTCGTCACTTGAACCGGCTGTTGTATTCCATTTACGTCAATGAGGACCTGATCATTAAATGACTGCTGAATTCGGCCTTCCCAATCAAACACACTTAAGCTCAGGGTCATCAAGTCTTCCCCGTCGGATTCGATCGTTGCTTTATCGCCCGACAATTCGGCGATAGAGCCCGCGAATGCCCCGTCTACGTATTTCGTGTTCAGCAAATTCAAATTATTGAATTGCTGCTCATCGATCGGAACTAACCATTCCGATTCTACTTCCCCGGCAAGGTCGCTAAGCCCGATGACCCGCTTTTCCCGATTCAACTGCGCATAATATCTAGACAAATTCGATCACCTCCCAGGATATCCGTTGATCGAAGAGAGGGCTGAAAATCGTTACTACTTCGAATTGAGTCGCATTTAAAATTCGCCCGCGTACACCCGCATTATACTTGGGAGAACCATTGGTAGACCCTGTACTTGACACATTCAGAAAAGACTTTTCTATGTTAACGGCGTTCATGGTTAGAACGAATCTTTCTCCATCCGACCATGTTCCGTCGTTATACAGTGCAACATATCCGCGTTGGACTTTTTTTACCGCCGCCACGTTCTTCCACCCCGTTCCATCATCGAACTCCAAATATCCGTTCTTCGTTTGAAAATCGATGCCATCCACCTTATCCGCATTCGGCAGTATTCCGGCAATTTTGGCTTGGATGGCGCTGTTCATGAAAATGTCTTCGTTCGCGTTCCGCTGAGCGATCACGATCCGGTCCTTGTTGTCGTACCCCCGGCTTCCCTCCAGCCATTTACCGATTTTCGGCGTGATCGATTGGGCATTGACATGAGGTATATCCACGTACAGATACCCCCAATCCGGAAGCTCGTAAGTCCCGGGATTCACCCGAAAATACGTGCCCGAGCCAGGATTCATAACGATCAGGGACTTGTAGATGCCCAACTGTCCGCCGCCATAGTCCCTGATCTGTCCTTCCGGTATGATCATAAGCCCTTGAAGTCGCGCATTAAGCCCCCAGGACCGTTCATCTTCCAACGGATCGAGATCGACGTTGCCATGATAGCTGCTGTAAACGGCCAGGCAGGAAATGACATTCTCCAACGAGACACTGGCTTCCGTAATCGTCAACCGGACGTATTGTCCATTCGTCACTGGATTGAACGGCAAGAACGTAAACGGCTCATTCACCGTCCCCGTCTGGCTGTAGACCCGCGTCCAGTCCGTTCCGTTGGCACTGACCTCGGCATAGAAACCTCTGGGCATCCGGCTCAAATCCGAGCCTACCCAGGAACCGAAGGACATCCCCTCCAGCCTCACATATTCTTTGCCAAGATAGATCGTCAGCGATTGGGGAAGAACTACCTCCTTGGGGAGAGTCCATAAATGGCTATCTCCCACGCTTCCCCACTGAAAGGTAAACGGAGTCGTCGGATTTCCCGTCAATGTTCCTGCCGTCACGCTGACCCGCTTGAATTTGGCAATATTCGAGCTAAGGCCGCCTTGGCGAAGATGCTGGCGGTCGAGACTGTTTTTGGAGATCTTCCCGCTAGTCACGGCCCCAGTGGCAATCTTATCCGTGTTTACTGCGTTCGCGGCAATTTTGTCGGTGCTTACCGCTGCCGATGCGATTTTATCGCCGGTTACCGCGCCTGCGGCGAGCTTGTCGGTAAGGATGGCACCCCCGGCAATTTTGTCGGCCGTTACCGCACCGGTGACTATTTTATTGGTGTTTACCGCGCCTGCGGCAATTTTATCACCGGTTACCGCACCCGCCGCGAGCTTATCGGCAAGAACGGCACCCCCGGCGATTTTATCGGCCGTTACCGTCGCGTTAGCCAGCTTTTCCGTTACCACCGCGCCCGTTGCGATACCTTCCTTGCCGATTTGTGGAGCGTCCCCTCCCTTACCGGTATGACGATGGCCTTGTGCTTCATGGAACAGGGCATCAATCGCCTCGATATTTTCATTTTGTGCGATGCGTCTGACAATGTCGCTTGCCTCAAACGTATTCAGCCCACTGGGCAATTTAGGCATAAATCGCAATCCCCTTTCCTAAGGCTTCCAAACTTCCAACTGGTCCCATGTCTTGTTCAAAGTTTCCAATTCGCTCCAAGTCAAATTGGCGGAATCCAGTTCCTCCCAACTTAAATAGGTGTACTTAAATTTGATGTTTAAATGAGCCGGTACAATTTCGCGCAGCGCCGTCCACACATCGTTAAGATTCGGTGGAACGCCGCGTTTGCCGATAAAGGTAATTACCACTTCGTACTGCCCGAAGTTTTCCTGAAGATGGATCTCTCCGTTTTGAAAGGAATCCGCTACATTTTTAATGACGGCAAGCGTGACCGTTCCCGCCCCCCGCAGCTTCGATTTAATGACAGAGCGCCGATGGTCCGCGGGCTTAAGCACATCGACGGGAATCCCGCATATTTCTTCCCATCTGGCCAGTCCCCAGGTTGCCGTATCGATAAAAAACTGGCACAGAACCTCTTCGATTCCTGCTTTCAGAGCAACCAGCTCTTCCGCTTCCCGTCCGGTCAAATTGTCCACGATGACGGAATCCGCATAGTATCGCGGCAAATATTCCACCATGTCGGTTCGGATATTGCGTCTATAAAGCAACGAAACTCACCGCCCCGGCTACGGCCACTTGTTCTTCATCCAATTGCAGGTTGCCGCTCACCCCGTTTATTTTCAAATCGCTGAAATCCGAAACCGATGCAATATCGAGCAGTAGTCCGAATATCCGGTTATAAGGAACTATCGTGCTATGAAAGGCCAGTTCTGCCAGATAAGCAGTCAATTCCTTTACAAATAGCCCCTTCACCTCATCCAAAACGGCGCCTGGCGCAAGGGTCAATCGGGCCGACACGTTAATCGCGACCTCCAGTGCTGGAGATACCGTTACTAACGCGCCCACCGGCCGGCGTTCTTCCACCACCGTCTTGACCTGCTCAAGGATCGACGGAACAGGTGCCCTTTTGTCGTCGGACAAAACGGCAAGCTTCACCGTTCCGTTACCTTCCCACACGGGGAATACCTTCACATCACCCACTCCGGGCACCTCGAGTGCCCACTGCCGGTAATGCCATACATTTCCGCTGGTAGCGGGTCTGCGGACCCGGTCAAAGTACCGGCCAAGCAAAGACTCATCCGATTCAATATCCGCTCCATTGATAAAAGGCTGCGGGTTGGTGACGGAGACAATGCCCGACAAATTGCCCAACATTAACTTGATTCGGCCTGCCGCGATATTTCCTTTATCCCCGCCCGTCGCCGCTATAGCCTTCACAGATGCCTTGCCCTGCTTGATCGTACCGGTTTGTGCAGTTACGAAAACGATAGAATTTTCTTCATCTGTCGATACCGCCGTTCCGATTGGAACGATTGTGTTTTCATCTCCGACAAAAACTACTTCTCCCTCCGCCTTGACGCTCGGTCTCCGGGACAAGCCGAATTCCCGCGCACGCATATCCAGAAATTCAGATGGCTGATCCGGCCCGGCAAACCCAAACCGCAAAACATTATCGAGCTCAATATAGGCATGCGCCAGCTCGATCGCAGCGGGAGAAAGCAAATCGAAGGTAACGGAGCCTTGACGTGTGTCCAGATCCTCCGGCGTAGCCTCCAGCATCCGCTGCAGGATGGCTGCTTTGGTTTGATGTTCGTACACGATTATATACTCACCTCCTGCTCAATGACTCCTTCACTCGTAAGTACGGTAAACGTTATGAACAGCTTGTCACTGTCCCGTTCAATGTGAAACTGCTCCACAGCTTTCACGCGGTCATCCTCCAGCAGCGCCTCCGAAATGACGCGAGTAATCTCGCTTTTTAGCAACTGCTGGGAAATATCCTGACCGAGCAAGCTTTCAAGTTCGCAGCCGTACTGGCTGTTATAAATCAAGTAGCGATACCTTGCGGTTTCAACCGCCTTGCGGATAAACTGACGCATCGCTGCGATTCCGTCGATCATCCGACCTTCGACTTCACCTGCACCAAAGTCGAGACTATACGTTCTGGAAGGAGCGGAAACCGCCTTAACCAGGACGAAACGCTCCTCCTGACCTTGCAGCGGGGACAACGCCATTAATACATCACCGCCCGATCCAAAATAATATAGGTCTGCCCCTGATGAATCCCGGCGACGATGACCCGGTCGCCCTCCTTAAGTTCGTCGGTAAATTCCAGCTCAACTTCTTGGGCGACAAATTTTGCGGAGGCCATCTCAAAGGAAATGAACGATATGCTTCCGGTTCCTTGCGATAAAGTTAAAGTAGAGGCCTGCGATACGGATGATGAGGATATCTCCGCTTTCTTCTCGGTGTTCAAATTCACCTTCCGCTTGTACTTCGTCAGGGACTGGGCTACGATCAGGTCATCTTTCTCAAGTTCCACATTCATGTGATCCACCTTGATTTTCAACTCGGGAGGCTTGGCCGTGACGGTCGCCAGCTCAATGGTGATATCGCTGTTATACCCGATCGCACGGATCAGTTGGACGAGTTGGCTCGCTCCCGAACCCTCGATGCGTTCCATCATCTTGAAATCAGCCTCCCTTCTGCTCCTTGTATTCCATCTTCGGGATGTCATCGGTCGCTGACAGCGTCAGCGACATCGTATGGCTTCCGGCCTGGAAGCTGTGATCATCGGCCGCCACATAATAGCCTCCGAGAATCCCGGTCACCGATTCCTTGACATATACACAAGAACCTGAGACTATGTCCGGAATGCCCAGGCATTCGATTTTCGCCTCGTCGTCGATCATAGCCAAATCCTTCAGCAATTGCTTCGCCCTTTGCTCCATTTGCGATTTGGTCATATTTTGCTCCGGCTTCTCCAAATGCTGCATCAGGCCGAAGCGCTTGATCAATTCCCCGTCTTTGGCGCTGGCCGAAAGTTCCTTTTTCTTCTCGTCCCCGCCGGCCACTTTGATCTGGGTGCGGGTATCTTCGATCGATTGATTGTAGCTCGCCTCCAGCAGGTTTACCCCGTTTTCCAGCACCCATTTCGCTTTCTGTTCTTTTCGCCCCAGAAGCTGCAGCTTGCCTTCTTTAGATGTGATAAAGAATCTCTGCCCGTTTTGCTTCTCGGATTCGGTGAGCGCCATCACCATCATTTCGAACAGAGTCTTATCGCGGAACACGAGCTTGGGAATGACAAAGCCCGTATCGTGGATTTCGCCGGCGGGAATGGAGAATTCATTGCACAGCCGCTTCACCACGGCGGACGCAGTCTGGCCCCGGAATATTTTCGTATCCTTGTTTTTGGTCAGATAAATGTTCTCGTCGTAAGCCGTCAAAGACATCTGGCCTTTAGAATTGATGGAATCCGCAAACAGGACCCCGCGGAATAATTCCTGCTTTTCATCCAGCATCAGCCGCAGTTCCCCGCCTTTTTCAAAATTCATATATAGCTCCCGAAGATCCCCCGTATTGGACAGTTCCACGACGAGCTTGCGGGAAGCCTGCTTGATATCTCCGGACCATTTGATCGATTTGACGATCGGATCGAGATAGATCTGCTGCTTCGTATCCTTGTAAATGACGTTCCAGTTCATGCGGGAATCACCAGCTTCTGGCCGGGGTAAATCCGGTTCGGATTTTTCCCGATAACGGTCTGATTGGCAGCGTAAACTTCCTTCCACCTGTCGCCGTTACCCAGCGTCCGCTGGGCGATTTTCCATAACGTATCCCCGGGAGCAACAATATAAAAAGAAGGAGGCACTTTGGTATCCGGCCGGTGTTCTCCTGTAATGACCATGGCTTTGCCCGATCCGGAGGTTTCCACCTGACGGAACTGCACCTCTTTATATTCTTTTAGCTCCAGTTGGAAGTAGACATCTCCCGGATTTCCCGCCCGTTCGCTGTATTGAAAGGAGCGAATCGTAACCAGCCCCTTGATTTTGGAGCCCGTAATATCCAGACGAATGGGCTTTCGGCTGTGCATCCATTTCTCGATCTTCTCCACCGTATCCCATGGCTTGGGCAAGTCTTCATACTCACAATAACCGGGATGATAATCACGCGGAAAAAAAGACGCAAACGAGTATTCTTTCAGCACGGGTTCCCCGATCACCGTATATTCTCCCAATTGGGTAACCTGCACGTCTTCATAACCATACGAGGTTTTGACGGATACCTCCTCCGGATTGACCGGCAGCCAAAGCCATTCCTTCTCGTCAATCGTTTTCAACCAGAATTCTAGCGATGCCATTATGCCATCAATCCTCCTGCCGTCTTGATTTCGCGTGCCAACGCTCTGGCAATGGCATCGATATCGGATTCCTGGCGGACGTTAAACGTATTGCCCGTAATCGATATCGCTCCCCCCGTGCCGCCCTGGGAAAATTCCCGGTTTTCGCTCGCCGTCATGATCCGTTCGCCCTTATGTAACCGGGCCATCATGCCGTCATAAGGAACGTAGTCCATCCCGTGGTATTTGCTTGTCGGCGGACCGCCGGCTGAGGCGACCGGGCTTGTGCCGTTCGTGTTCAATTGGACGGAAGCCTGAGTGCTGACGCCAAGGCCTAACCACGATCTCATTTCGTTGAACTTCTCTTTTACAAACTCCCAGGCCGAGAGGAGAGCCCCCTTGATTCCGTCAGAGACCCATTTGAACGCGCCTGCGATTGCGCCGGTTATCGTATCGATGATGCTTTGAATGTCGTCCATATGGTACTTGACGAGGTAAGCCAGTAAACCGAAAGCTGCCCCGACCAAAGCGACGATGGCGATCAGCGGCAAGAATGGAATAACCAATGCCCAGGCTCCCATGGCCGACGCCCAGAGCGCGGTAACCGAAGCCCAGAGCGCGGGCGCAAACGCGGTGATCAACACGGCGCTCATGCCTAAAAGCGCGGCTCCCATAATATCCGCGTATTCCATCACGAATTCCAACGCCGCGACCATACCTTCCCCGAACGGAAGCAACGCTTCTCCCAACGGTGCAAGGGCAATGGTAATCCGGTTCTTTAAGGTATCAAAACGATCGCCAAAGCTTTGCAAGGCCTCGGCATGGCCCATAATCCCATCCTTGGACTGGTTCATGGCGCCGAGCATTCCGTTGAATTCGACTTGCCCGCCTTTCAATGCGGTAACCAGATCTCCTCCTACCAGCGGACCGAGGTTATCCAAGACAAGTTTGGCAGCATCCGCTGAAGTCGCCGCTTTTTTGATTCCATCGGCAAGGTCGGCGAATCCACCTGCAGGCATCTTTTTCTTGAGGGCATCTTCAATCGGATTAATGCCTTCTTTCTGCCATTTGGCCAACAGCACCATGGATTGCTCGAAGCTGAGGCCCATTTGCTGCATCGGCACGCCGAACTGGGCCATCCGTTTCATCAAATCGCCCATATTCACTTTTCCGGCCCGGCTTGCGGCAAAAAATTGCTCCAGCATCGGTCCGGCGTCCTTCGCGGCCCGCCCCCAAACGCTCATGGCTCTTGCGGCCGATTCTGCGGCTACGGCACTGTCCGATCCGGTAAGCCTGGAAGCTGTTAAAAGCAGTTTGGACAAATCCTCTAGGTCGGTTCCCGTTAAAGTTGTATCCCGCTGCAAAATCCCCATTGCTTTCCCGACTTCGCTCAAACTTTGAGGCACTTGCCCCCCCACGACTCGGAACGATTGAAGCAGGCTCTCCATTTCCTTCTGAGAGGCCCCCGAGGTGGAACGTAAAACGACATAAGCGGCATCGAAAACTTTAGCCGCCTCCAAGGATTGATCCTTGACCGAGCTAAGCCAGTTTCCCGCCGTACTGAACGCGCTGGCGATTTTGTCCCGCGGGCTTGCTGCGGCACTCGCGGCACCCGCCGCTTTTTCTTTTGCGCTTCCCGCCTTGGCGGGCAAGTTCGGTTTCAACCACCACGATTGCAGCGGATTGTTGCCAAAATTCCCGAGCGGATACCGAAGCCTTTTGTAATAGGCCGCGATTTTGCTTTTCGGCTCATCAAACTTCTCACTGATCCGTCTGCGGATGCTTTTCGGGCCGGCGGCTTTTTTCCTGGCCTCTTCCGCTTGTATCGCTGCAACCTTCGCAGCCCTCGCCGCTTCGGCCGCTTTCTCCCTGGCCTCCTTAGCCGCGAGCATTTTCCTCAGACTTTGTTTGGCCTTTTTTCCCTTGTTCTGAGTCAGATAAGCAATAGTAGCTTTCTCTGCCGCTTCCTCTGCAGCCTTCGCCTGTTCCGCTGCTAGCCGGGCGGCTTTCTGCGACTCTTTCTGGATTTCCGCAGCCTGATTGTTAAAATATTTTTTAATCGATTTCTTGCTTGTGAACTTGAACGCCAGTTCAATGCCAATGGTCTGAACCGTTCCTTTCGTCAACTTTGAGAGATCCGCTTTCGCTTTTTTGATACGGTTGGACAATTTCTCCAACTCCGAGAGGCTGGAACTCGTACTCAAAGCCATTCACCCCCTGGGCCCGGCTTTACGGCCTCATTCTGCGGGCAGCCCTCTCCTCTTGCTTCCGCATCTTTTCTTCTTCTTCCAACTGCAGCATCATCGAAGCGTACATAAATCGCTTCACATTCTCGTCTTTGTTGTACATCTCGTCCGGAGAAATATGATGGCGTTGAAAAATGAGATGCAACAGAAAGGCCTCACCGCCCGCTTTAATCAGTTTTTTATTTCGTCTTCATCGCTATCGAAACCGCTAATTTCCAAGATTTCCGCCGACAGCTTCGCTATTTCCCCTGCCAGCAGTAAACCCATGATTGCTTCCGTTGGCGTTCCGTATTTTTCGATCAGCTCTTTGGCCGACCAATCCGGAATCAGGCAGGCCTTTTGGATGACGAGCGCCCCGAACTGTTCCTCGTCCATCACCTTTTCCCGTTTTTGGCCTTTCCCCGTGTAATGCGTGCACTGCTCCTGAATTTTGTTTATCGTCTTTCCGTCCAGGGCCTGGATCTGGAAATCAACCCCCAGCCGTTTCAGCGGAATATCCTTCGTCGGTTTGCTGTCTGCGCTTAAGAGCGCCTGAAGTACGCTGCTTTGTCTGTCATCCGTAATTGCCATTGCGATCGATCTCCTTTTTTTGATCATTTTAGGTCTCTCCATGAAAAAGAAAAAGCAAGAACCCGGAGAGAGAAATTTATGAGGGCCGGGTTCTTGCGCTTCCGGACTTAACTGTTTTATTCGGCCACGAGCTTATCCATCAGCTCATAGCCGGTGAAGTTGAACGGAAGCTCTTCCTCCACGATAGAGCCGACCTCGAAGTGCATTAGCGGAATTTTATCGAACGTGACGCCTTTCAGCCGTACCCGGTAAGCCCCATAGGATTCCGGGTCCTCCAGCTTCAGAATCAGTTCCGTGGCGAACGTTCCCTTGCTGTCATCTGCGATCTGACCGATCAGTTCGACGAATTCAGAGGTGACTTTGTAGCCGGTGATGGTGCCGGATCCGCTTAGCCCGGTCACTTTATGCGCCGTCCAGCGCGTGCCGGAACGTTTGATTTCCTCCTTGGTGATCTCCACGTTCGCTTCCGCCGACTTGATATTGGTCAGCCATCTTCCATCGTAATACACGTATCCATAAGTCCCATTAATTACACGGGTTGAATCCAACACATGAACCCCTCCTATTAATTAAATATGAGAAAACCGCAAACTAAACTTTGATACTCAGCAAAATCCGTTCCATGCTGTCGATTTCCGTGAAGCCGATCAGCAGGAATACCGTGTCTCCTTCAGACTTCCGGTCCGGATCGAGCAGGACTACGATATCGGTCAGTACATTGTTCAGTTCCAGACGCTCCAGATAGGCTTTGACGGCTGAAATCAATGCGGCCTGGCCGTCGGCGTTATTGTCGAGCTTCCCTATGTAAGCTTCGGCAGCCGCTTTGGGAATATCGGTCGCGATGGCTTGACGCGCCCGCATGGCACGGATTTTTTTCTTGCTCGTCACGAGCCCTTGCTCCACTTTCACTTTTTCTCCGTCGTGGACAAGCACCAGGGAGCCTTTCTGCAGCGACCCGTTGACTTCGCTATTCTTGAGCCTCTTGGTAACGTCATTAGCGCGTACCGGCGCATACGTGATGGACTTATTGATTCCGGTTCCGGCAATCAATCCCGCAATATAAGGCGCATACCGGGATGAACTGTATACGTTCCCGCCAATATCCACGCCGGAAATCAAGTTGACGACATAATCATCCGCCAGATCGACGGAGCGCTGATTACCGATGGAGGAATCCTGGTCATCATCAACCGAGCCGCCGAACACGGTAATGAAATGCTTGCCTTCATCCTCGCGATTGTCTTTGCACCAAACCTGAGTCGCTTTTTGTTCATCCGCCGGAATTTGATCCGGAAAAACAAACACGTTGAACTGCCGGGAGCTGAACACATCCCGGATGGACGTATACGTAGCCGCTGTGACTGCTCCGCCTACTCCGGTCGGAACCGTATATACGAGTACTTCCTTCGCTCCGCCTTGCAGGACCAGACGAATCGGATCCACCGCGGCGATTCCGAACAGCACGACCGCTTCCGCTTCCTTTTCAATCGTGTAAAACTTGCCTGCTTCCGCTCCTGTGTATTGGAATAACGGCAGGCCTACCGTGCCCCGCGTACCGCCCTTGATTTGCGCCGCGGCTGCCTCCACAAAATTAATATACAGACCCGGACGTACCGGTAAACTAATCGGATCCCATGTTCCACCCATTATTTCATGCCACCTTTCAAATTAATTGTCGCCAACCGCATTTCTACCTTGCCTATTTTTTCGTGGTTCTTGAATGTTACGGATTCCCTTGCGTGAACATGAATCGTACCGTTGCATTTCTGCAGTCCGCTGTCCAGTTTCTCCGGGGCATCGATGGTGAAGGATTCCGCTCGGACAGGTCCAGAGAGCACACCCCCGGCATCCACGCCTTCGTTCATAAGGCTGCGGCTTAGCGCTTCCATGGTAAGAATCGCCGTTTTCGCATCATTGGCATAGCAAACCATCATATACTGCCGTTCGACCCGGGTTTGGCTTCGCGTTTCGCTCCGCCGGGTCTCCTGTTTCAAAGTGACCGCAAACTCCCCCGCCGCCGGCAGAGGCGGCTCCTGGAAGCGGTGAACGACGGCTTCCGGATATTTAGCGGTGATCAGTTCCGCAAGCCCGCCGACTTCTTCGGCCAAAGACATATCGCATCGCTCCTTTCGGCCGGTGTTTCGGATAAAGCAACCTTTCACGTTAAGCTTTGAATTTAATCCCTCGCCTTCCGTCTCATTGTTCAGCCCACTCACTTACAGGCTGCATTTCGGATTATAGGCCGGGCGTGAAACGGCGAATAGGATGAACTTTCTTCACCTGGGGGTGAAAGAGGTTCATCCTACCTTTTTGTCGCAGTCGCTGATATACTAGTTTTAATTGTAAACATCTGTAAAATGCGGAGGGGTTTATATTCATGGAGCGAATTCGGGTCATGCTGGTGGAGGACGATTCCTTTTGGCGAGAACATATTAGTGGAGATTTGGCAGACGAGCCTGACATCGTTGTGGCCGGGGTCGCCGCAACCAAGGAGGAAGCCATTGAACTGGCTTCGCACCAGGATCTGGACGTGATTCTGATGGATATCAACCTGACGGGCAACAATCTGGACGGACTGGACGCCGCCGAGCAAATTCTGCACCAGGACCGGAACCGCTCCGTAAAAATCATCATGCTTACTTCCATAACCGAAGCCGAAGTGATTATGAAGTCTTTCCGGCTAGGCGCTATGAATTACATAAACAAGTCGAGCTACCGGGATATCTTGCATGCGATCCGCGAGGCCAATAGCGGCCGGGCTTCCATACATCCCGATGCCGCACGGGCGATGCGGAGCGAAGTTCAACTGATGGAACTGTCACCGACCGAACGCGAGGTGTTTGAGCTGCGCCGGAGCGGAATGAGCAAACGGGAAATTTCCGAACGCCTGCACAAATCGACCAACACGATCAAAACCCAGTTGCGCAGTATCAAGAACAAACTTACCCATTTCAAGATGGATTAA